AACCACGTTGGTCCGCCCTGCGCCTTGGAGGGGTAGCGGCCACAGCGGCCAGCGATGGCGGGGACAAGTCCGACGTCGATCTCGATGCACTCCGACAGCCAAGCCCCTGTGAGCTGAGACGAGAGCAGTCGGCGCTGGTCCTCGACGTCTTCGAGGGGGATGAGAATCCACTCGGAGCGCACGTCGCCCACGGTGATGTACACAGTGTTCTCGCTTACGCGGAACGTGGCGATGCCGTCGAGCCACGTCGTGATGTCCTTGAGCACCGTCATCTTGAGCTGAGAAAGCGTCTGACGGAGGATGGCGAAGCGGGTGTGGCGCAGCCCATCGGGGCTGGGGGCCTGTTCGCAAGCGCGGCGGAACAGCTCGAAGAGGCAGGCGGTCGTCTTGCCCGAGCCCACCGGACCGCCGATGAGGCGGAAGAACGCTTGGCTCTTCATGAAAGCTGCGCAGGTGGGGGGCGCTGTGAAGTTGATGTTAGGCACTGGTCGCCTCCCCGTCGATGGTCAGTTGCTTTTCGAACTTGAGTTGGGCGTCCGCGCCGAGGTTGATGGAGATCGAGACGCGCTCGCCGCCACCCTCTACGCCTATGTTTTTGTTGGTGAATCCGGCGAGATCGCGGGCCAGTTTGCCTGCCTCGATCTTATGGTTCAGCGACTCGGACTTGTCGTGCATCCGCGTGTAAAGTTCGGGGAGCCACTCCTCGATCATCGCCGCCGCCTTCACCCGTACACGCTCGTGAGTGTTGAGCGCCGAGTTCCATTCCTCGCTGGCGGAGGTGAGGTATTTGCGGAAACGGGAGTTCTTTTGGACGTGCTCCCAGTCTGCCTCGGTCAAACCATTGGAGCTTAGAATCTGGGAAAGGGGGGCGATGTCCATCGCGATTTCGCGGGCGAGCTTGAGAAGTTGGACTTCCTCGAACTCAATGTTCACAGGCAAGCGCTTCGCCATGTGGGCTCCTTATGGGGGTCGAGTTGCCAATCTGTACCAATATATTGTATTTAATACCATAGCTTATCCTTAAAAGGCGTACCTTATGGCGAACTCGCTTCCTCCGATGGGCGTCCTGCGTGTGGTCAACAACGCGCAGCTTACGGCTGCGGAGCGTGCCGCCGACGAAGAAGCTGCTGCCGCCCGGCAGGCCAACGAACCCATCATGACGAATCTTGCGTCTTACATCAGGACGCAGTTTACCATGATGCAGAACCATCGGAACACTGAACAGTCTGGTTGGTCGAGCCGTCTGCTCAACGCGCTGCGTGTGTTCAATGGTCAGTACGACGCTCAGCGTCTTGCTGAGATTCGCCGCTTCGGTGGGTCTGAAGTTTACGCGCGCATCGTCTCGATGAAGTGTCGCGGTGCATCGTCGCTGTTGCGCGATGTGTACTTGTCACCGGATCGCCCGTGGGGCCTCGACCCGACGCCCGATCCCGATGTGCCTGTGCAGATCGCGCAGTCCATTCAAGAACTCGCAGCGTCCGAATCGCAGCAGATGCAAGCGATGGGCATGCCCGTCGATCCCATGATGATTCGGGATCGCATTTCGCAGTTGATGGACTCGGCTAAAGGCGTTGCACGCAAGCGTGCGTCCAAGCAGGCCAAGAACGCGGAAGACCGCATCGACGAGATTCTCGTTGAGGGTAACTTCTACAAAGCGTTCGCTGAGTTCCTCGTAGACATCCCGCTCTTCCCCTTTGCTGTCATCAAAGGCCCGGTCGTTCGCATCGTGCCTACGGTTACTTGGCAAGGTAACCAGCCGGTCGTTGAGCAGAAGCCGCGCCTGACGTGGACGCGCGTGTCGCCCTTCGATCTGTGGTGGACGCCGGGCGTGAGTGACATCGAGGACGCGCAGGTCATCGAGCGTCAGCGCCTCACGCGCGCGGACCTGAACGACCTTCTCGATCTGCCGGGCTACAACACCGAAGCCATTCGCGCTGTGCTCGATGAGTACGGTCGTGGTGGTCTTGCTGACGACATCGACACGACTGACGCGGAGCGCGCGGACAACGAGAGCCGCGAAAACCCGCAGTGGAACCAGTCTGGTCTGATCGCGTGCCTTGAGTTCCATGGCAACGTGCAAGGGCGCATGTTGCTTGAATACGGCATGGATGAAGAGCAGATTCCCGACCCGATGCGCGATTACTTCGTGCAGGCGTGGCTCATCGGGCGCTACATCATCAAAGTGCAGATGTCGCCGAGCCCGCGCAAGCGTCATCCCTACTTCGTTACTTCGTTCGAGAAAGTGCCGGGAACGCCCGTTGGCAACGGGCTTCCTGACATTCTGCGTGACATCGAGGACGTGTGTAACGCCTCGCTGCGTGCGCTTGTTAACAATCTTTCGATTTCGTCGGGACCGCAGGTCGTAGTCAACGATGATCGCCTGTCGCCCGACGAAGATGGTGAAGAGCTGTTCCCATGGAAGCGGTGGCACGTCACGTCTGACCCGATGGGTGGCGGCAGCGGCAAGCCCATCGACTTCTTCCAGCCCAACAGCAACGCGCAAGAACTGCTCGGCGTCTATCAAAAGTTCTCAGACATCGCTGATGAAGTGTCCGCCATTCCGAAGTATCTGTCGGGTGGCGGCGCTGGTTCAGGCGCGGGGCGCACTGCGTCTGGCCTTGCGATGCTCATGGGCAACGCCTCGAAGATTTTGCAGACGGTCGCCGCCAACATCGACCGCGACGTGCTTGATCCTGCTCTGCGTCAGCTCTTGGATATGGTGATGCTCACCGATCCGAGCGGCATGTTGACGGGACAGGAGACGGTGCGCGTGCTTGGTGTGACGGTCGCCTTGCAGAAAGAAACGCAGCGCTCCCGTCAGTTGGAGTTCCTCCAGATCACTGCCAACCCCATCGACTCGCAGATCGTCGGTGTTAAGGGTCGCGCTGCGCTCCTGCGTTCGGTCTCCGATACGCTGGGTCTCGATGGTCAGCAGATCGTGCCCAGCGAAGAGGAGCTGGATAAGCAACAGCAGCAGATGCAGCAGATGGCGCAAGCCGCCGCGATGGCGCAGGGTCAGCAGGCTCCGCAGGGCGGCAACGTCACGGGCGACATGGGTCCGCGCACCAACATCACAGGTGGGCAATGAAAGCGCCGCGTATTTCATCCAGTCTGAAGAAGATGCGAGTTCCTGCGGTCAAGGGCGGCACAGTGCCGATGCCTAAGATTCAGCAGATGCGAGGTAAGGGGCAGAATGTCGGCGGGTTGCCTAACGACCTGAAGAAACTCTTCCCCAAGAGTTCGTCTGCGAAGAAACCAAAGTTCTGAGCGGCGAAGTAAGGAGAACGGCCATGGCTATGGGTAAAGAAAAGTCTTCCAAGAACGTCACCTTCGTGAAGGGTGGCCCGAATAAGATGGCTCCGCAGATGAAGACGGGCACGCAGGTTCCCGGCCAGTCTGCGCAGATGGGTCGCGGTAGCGGCATGTTCGCTAAGGGCGGCTCGGCTAAGATGGCTCCTAAGACGGGGTCGAAGCCTGCGAAGCCCGCGTAAGGAGGCATTATGAATCCTTCCAAAGTGAAACTGCCCAAGGGGAAAGGCCCGAAGGAGGAAATCCTTCCGAGCCGTTTCGCCATGGCGCAGATCACGGGCGGTGATCCCATCTACCGCTCGATGAACAACTACGCCAAGAAGACCCCCGCTGATGCTTCTGGAGTGATGAACTTCAAGCTGATGCGCCTTCTTGGTGGTCGATGAGTGATCTAACTATCCGAGCCGCTCAGCTCGCAAGATATGCCCCCGAGAACTGGAAAGAGTTCTTGGGGGCTTTTGAGCACTACACCCAGCAACAAATCCAAAACTGCATCTCGTCGCCGTTGGACGTGCTCCCGGTGAACCAAGGCCGCGCGCAAGCAAGCGTTGCGCTCCTTCGTTTACTGACGGACTGCGTTAAAGACGCCGACCAGATCGAGCGTAGGAGAAAGAAGTAAATGGCTAAGAATATTGGGAATATCGACGAATCCGTAAAAGTGCCTGCCGCCATCCGCGCCGCAGCCGCTCAAGCGGAAGCTGCCTACCACGCTGCTTATACTAATGAGGAGCCGAATGGGGACGAGACGCAGGAGTCGCAGGAAGAAACGGCTCAATCTGAGCCCGCCGAAGGCACCGCGCCCGTCGAAACATTCGAGACCAAAGCCCAAGAAGTTAGCACGGGTGCTAACTCCTCTACTGAATCTAAGTCTTCCCATGAGGACGACCAGAGTTGGGAACACCGCTACAACTCGATGAAGGGGCGGTTTGACCGTTCTCAGAAACAAATCAAGGACTTGAGCGAACAAATCGCGTCGCTCCAGAGCATCGTCGCCACCCTTGAACTCCAGAAATCCGCTCCGGTTCCCGCAGCGGACGCGCGTGCTGAACGGTTCCTCACGCCGGAAGAGGAGAGCGACTACGGTCCTGAATTCCTGTCCGTCGTCGGCAAGAAGGCGAAGGAAGAACTGCTCCCTATCGTCAAACAGTACGAGTCCAAAATCGCCGAGCTGGAGGCTAAACTTCAGGGCGTGAATGGGTTCGTTTCGCAGTCCGCTCGGCAGCGGATGCTGTCCGATTTGGACGAAAGAGTGCCTGAATGGCGTGAAATCAACCGGAACGACGAGTTCCTAGCATGGCTGGAGTTGCCAGACCTCTACAGTGGTGCTATTAGACATGAATTACTGAAAGCCGCGTACGAGCGGAACGATGCCCCTCGGGTGCTGGCTTTCTTTAACGGCTTCCTCGCTGAAGAGGCTGCTACGAGACCCGCGACAAACGCGGTGGCGCAAGAGACAGGCGCAAGAGCCCCTGTCCTAGACGCCGCCAAGTTAGCGGCACCGGGCAGAGCCAAGTCGGCGGCAGGCACTTCGGCCCCCGCTGAGAAGCCTATCTTCACTGGCGCGCAGATCGCGAAGTTCTACGCTGAAGTCGCCGCAGGAAAATATCGCGGCAAAGAGGCGGAGAAGGACCGGCTCGAAGCTCAAATCTTCGAAGCCACGCGAGATGGGCGCGTAAGGTAACCTCTCTTCAGGAGTCGAAACAATGGCATTTCCTAATGCTGGTGCAGCTACTACCCCTCCGATCTACCCGACTGGCTCGTCCTCAAACGGCTTTGCGGCCACTGGCTTCATCCCCCAGATTTGGTCCGGCAAGCTCGTCGAGAAGTTCTACGCCTCGACCGTGCTCGCGGCGATCTCGAACACCGACTACGAAGGCGAAATCAAGAATCAGGGCGACACCGTCAAGATTCGCACGAAGCCGACGATCACCATCAACGACTACCGCGCTGACGGTCTGCTCTCGCTTGAGCGCCCGCAGGGCAACGTCGTCGAGCTGAACATCGACAAGGGCAAGTACTTCAACACGATCCTCGACGACGTGATGGAAGTGCAGTCCGACCTCAATGCTCTCAGCATGTGGTCTGACGACGCCGCCGAGCAGATGAAGATCACCATCGACACGAACGTGCTCGCTGGTATTCTCGATCAGGCCAACACGTACAACAAGGGCGCGACCGCCGGTAAAATTTCCGGCGACATCGACCTCGGCGTGACGACCACTCCGCTGGCTCTCGTCTCCGACAACCCCGGTGCTGGCGAGACGGACGTCCTCGACACGATCCTGCGCCTCGGCCAGTGCCTCGACGAGCAGAACATCCCCGAGACGGGTCGCTGGATCGTGATCCCGACGTGGATGGCTACGCTCATCAAGAAGTCGGAACTCCGTCAGGCTTACCTGTCGGGCGACTCGGTCTCGATCCTGCGTAACGGTCGCCTCGGCATGGTTGACCGCTTCACGCTCTACGTGTCGAACCTGCTCCCGACGGGCGTCGCGGGTGGTCTGGCCGCTGGCGAGACGGCGATCTACGCCGGTCACGCTCACGGTCTGACCTTCGCTTCGCAGGTCTCGAAGGTGGAAACCCTCCGCTCCGAGATGACCTTCGGCACGATCCTGCGCGGCCTTCAGGTCTACGGCTACAAGGTCGTGGACGACGTGGCTCTCGCTCAGGCCATCGTCAGCAAGGCGTGATAAGTTGATCCCCCGGCCTTCGGGCCGGGGGACTCCTTAGATGCTAGAGGCGGGGCCATGGCGCTTGATACAGTCGCAGACTACGTCACACAGGCTCGCACTCTTCTCCTAGACGAGATAGAGCCGTACAGGTATCCGACAGCGGACCTTGTTGATGCGCTTAACAACGGCATCCTTGAAGCTCGCCGTCTTCGGCCAGACTTGTTTCTAGCCTACTTCAACACATCGTTACCTAGCTACTCAGCGGCCAGTCTTGGTACGTCGGTCTTTGTTGACCCGCAGTACCGGATGTCGTTTGTGTATTATATTGTCGGGCAAGCGCAGTTGCGCGACGACGAACCCAATCAAGACACGAGAGCCTCGGCGTTTATGAGCAAGTTCATTGCGCAGATGATCTCTATTCAGTCGTGAGGATTAAATGGCGACCGCTGACATCAATAGGCTGATGGATCAACTGCGCGTCCGCCTGCCGGGCGCGCTGGACGCTACCATCCGCCTCGAACTTTTCGCCACGATGGACGAGTTATTCCAGAACTCGAATATTTGGCACGAAGACATCGAGATCAGCGCAGTCCCCGGTACAACTGCGTACCCGATTGTTTCTACGGAAGACGGGCTAGTTCACCGCCTGATTGGGGTCTACAATAGCAATCAGATTCCTGTGCGCGCCACCATGGGCGTGCCGGGGATCGTTAATCTGTATGAAGACCCCGCTGTTGCAGACACGCTGACTGCTCGCGTCTCTATCACGATTACTGACCCAGAAGACCCAGAAGGCTATCCCTACCTGCCTGATTGGGTGATGCCGCGCTTTGCGCTCGACATTGTCGACGGTGTGCTCAGTCGTATGATGAGCCAGCTTGCGAAGCCGTATTCCAATCCGCAGATGGCTATGGTGCATCAGCGGCGTTGGGAACAAACCATCAAACGCGCGAAGACTGAAATCACTCACGGCAACTTGTACCGTGGGCAGAACTGGGGCTTCCCCGCGCAGTTTACCCGCCGCCGTACCGCCGCTGTCGTTGGCCCCATGGGCGGCGGTGGCGGCATTGGTCCCGAAGGTCCGACTGGCCCGACCGGCGCTGCTGGCCCTGCTGGTGGCCCGACCGGCCCTACGGGTGCGTTTGGTCCGACTGGTCCTTCTGGCACTGGTCCGACTGGTCCCACGGGTGCGTTTGGCCCGACTGGCCCTGCTGGTGGTCCGACTGGCCCGACTGGTACGTCTGGCACGTCGACCAGCCTCTTTCTGTTTCAGGCTAACAACGCAGCTACGAGCGGTTACCCCGGCAATGGGTATGTGCTGTGGAACAACGCTACGCAGACGTCGTCTACGCAAATCAACATTAGCCATCTGACAGACAACGGTATCGATGTCGATATTTTCTTGTCTCTCTTGGCGGTTGGTGAGCGGATCATCCTTCAGGACCAATCCGCCAGCGCGAACTTCCAAACGTGGCAGATAAGCGGCGCGCCTAGCGTTGTTAATTCTGGGTTACCCAATGCCTATTGGACGTACCCAGTCGTTCTCGTGGACTCTGGCGGTACGGGGTCTACTGGCTTCTCGTACGGCCAACCGCTGTTTGTTGCGTTGATCGCGGGCGCAGTTGGCCCGACCGGCGTTGCCGGTCCGACTGGCCCTACCGGTCCTACTGGTGACTTTGGTCCGACTGGTCCCACGGGCGCTGCGTCTACGGTGGCTGGTCCGACTGGCCCCACTGGTATGGGCGCTACTGGCCCCACGGGCGCTGCATCCACTGTGCCCGGTCCGACTGGCCCTACCGGCCCTATTGGCGGGACGGGTGCTACCGGTATGACCGGTAACACGGGTCCGACCGGCGCTACGGGCCTTACTGGTCCGACTGGTCCGACTGGCGCTACTGGGGCGATTGGTCCGACCGGTGTTGCTGGCCCGACCGGTGCTACCGGTCCGACCGGCGCTACTGGCCCGACTGGTGTTGCTGGCCCCACCGGTCCTACTGGTGACATCGGCCTCACTGGTCCGACAGGACCGACTGGAGTTATTGGACCCACTGGTTCTGGTGGGCCGACTGGCCCCACCGGGGCGGCGTCTACCGTCGCAGGTCCGACCGGACCTACAGGTGCTACCGGCGCAGTTGGTCCCACTGGCCCCGGTGGCGCGCTTGCCAGCTACGGCTCGTTCTATAGCGACGCAGACCAGACTGCTCTTGTTAGCGCGCCAACACCGATGACGCTGAACAACACAGCGGGGGCGGTTAACATTTCCGTTGTGTCTGGCTCGCGAATCACTTTCGCGGCTGGTGGTACGTTTGATCTTCAGTTCTCTGCTCAATTCCATAACCTCGGCGGCGGCGGTTCTGGGCAGACGGTCAATATCTGGTTTAGGAAGAACGGTTCCGATATTCCAAATTCGGATACCAAGATAGTTGTTCCCAGCAGCGCGCCTTACGTTGTTGCGGCTTGGAACTATCTCGATACGTATGTCGCTGGTGATTATGTTGAACTTATCTGGATGACAGATAACGCCAACATTATCATCGAGCATGAGCCGATTGGCGTTTCTAATCCTGCTATTCCGTCGCTCATCGTCACACTCACGCAAGTCATGTACTTGCAGATCGGCCCGACTGGTCCGACCGGCGCTGTTGGCGTTAGTGGACCGACTGGCCCCACCGGTTATATGGGTGTTGATGGCCCGACCGGCCCGACCGGCGTTGCTGGTCCGACTGGCCCTACCGGCGACATTGGTCTGACCGGCCCGACCGGTGTTGCTGGTCCTACTGGCCCGACGGGCGTCGTTGGCCCCACTGGGCCTACCGGCGATATTGGCCCGACTGGCCCGACCGGAGTTATTGGTCCGACTGGCCCCACTGGCGACATTGGTCCGACTGGCCCCACTGGCGACATTGGCCCGACTGGTCCGACTGGCATTATTGGTCCCACTGGTCCGACTGGAGCAAACGGCCTTGATGGTCCGACTGGTCCTACTGGTGCGGCGTCTACTGTTGCTGGCCCAACCGGGCCTACTGGTGATGTTGGCGCTATTGGCCCAACTGGCCCGACCGGCGATATTGGCCCGACTGGCCCGACCGGCGATATTGGTCCGACTGGCCCGACCGGAGTTATTGGTCCGACTGGCTCGACTGGCGCGGCTGGCCCCAGCACGATTACTGTTGGCACGACGGCAATCGCAGGTGGCACATCTACGCGGCTGCTTTACGACAATGCTGCGGCTGTTGGCGAAACAAGTGGGTTTACCACTGATGGCTTAAAACTCACGCTGGCTGGCACGTCTGCCTCGCTGGCGGCGCTTCTGACGAATATGTCAGAGATCGCTACGGTCTCCGCTACGTCGGCTACCGGCACGGTCACTTATGATGTGACCACGCAGAGCGTTCTGTACTACACGGTTGCTGCTGCGGGGAACTTCACCGTGAACTTCCGCGCCAGCAGTGGCACGAGCCTAGATTCTGCTATGTCCACAGGGCAGGCTGTTACGGTTGCTTTCCTTGTGACCAATGGGCCGACCGCGTATTACAACAACGTGGTTCAAGTTGATGGCTCTGCGGTTACACCGAAATACCAAGGTGGGACGGCTTGGACCACCGGCAACGCCTCAAGTGTCGATGTGTACGTTTACACCATCATCAAAACAGCCAGCGCCACGTTTACTGTTTTGGCGTCGCAAACCAAGTACGCGTAGGGGAGCAGATGCCTAATATCATCTCTCAAGGAGCTGGTTCTGCGCAGGGGTACGGGTTCACTGCGCAGTCTTCTGCTCCTTCTCCTGTATATGTCGAAGATGTGTTTTCGACGTACCTCTACACAGGTAATGGCGGTACGCAAACTATTACTAATGGAATTGATCTATCCACAAAAGGTGGATTGGTTTGGATAAAGAACCGTACGAACGGATCAACAGGTCATGCGTTTGTTGATACGGCTCGCGGGGCGGGAACTGGTACAACAAATACGGCGACGAACATACTTGCCAGCAACAGCGCCAACGGCACTGGTGGTAACTTACCCAGTTCTGGCAACGACTATCTCAGCGCGTTTACGACGACAGGATTTACTGTAGTTGCGTCTAGCGGCGCAAATGCGGCGACCAGAATTACAAATCGCGCCAGTGACGAATATGCCTCTTGGTCTTTTGAAAAACAGGCCAAGTTTTTCGACATTGTGACCTACACTGGCAACGGCGCAAATAGAACCATTTCCCACAATCTTGGTTCTGTTCCCGGTTGCATCATGGTCAAACGCACGGATACGACTGGTGATTGGCAGGTCTACCATCGCAGCCTCGCAAACACCGAATATATAGTGTTGAACTCGTCCGCCGCAAAAGCAACAGGCACAGCGAGGTGGAACAGTACAAGCCCAACTAGCACTGTTTTCAGTCTTGGTAATGATGCGGCTGTTAATGCGAATGGCGGTACCTACGTTGCTTATCTATTTGCACACGACGCGGGTGGATTTGGCCTATCTGGTTCTGACAATGTAATCAGTTGCGGAAGTTATACGGGGACCGGAGTTTCTGGAAACACCATAACCCTTGGTTATGAGCCGCAATGGATT